TATGACCTCGACACTCGCAAGGGAGACTGTGGAGCTTTGGTTTACACCAGAAGTCCCTTTTTCTCAGGAAAAGTTGTTGGAATGCACGTAGCTGGATATAAAGGAACTGGAGCTGCAATCGTCATCTCTCGTGAGATGCTGGAGCGCAACTTGGCAAATCTGAACACCAGCGAAAGGAACCTCGTGGACGGACGTCTACCATACTCGAAAATGGAAGCTGAAATGAAAGTGACCTTGCATGAGTCTGTGAGAAAGGATACCCTGGCTACTATGGGAAATTGCCTTTCACTAGGTATTTTACCAGCAGTTTATGCTAGCTCACAGACACAGATTAGGCCCTCCCTCGTCTCATCTACTCTTCAAACTCCTGACACTAAACCCGCATATCTCAAACCCATAGATATTGACGGCGAAATTGTGGACCCTATGATCAAAGGTGTGCAGAAGGTAATGAATAAAGTCAGCCCTCTTGACGCAGATATCCTAGATATATGCGCCAAGGATGTTGAGATTCTTTACCACTCGAATCGCACTGATAAGAAGGTTCTCACTTTCGAGGAAAGTGTGGCAGGAATTGAAGGACACGAATACCTGGCCCCTCTAAACCGTACTTCCTCTCCTGGATATCCCTATTGTCTTGACAACAAGGGACCAGGAAAGAGAGAATGGTTTGGATACGACGATTATGCCTTTTCCCCTGAGGTGAAAGCAGATGTAGATGACCTCATCGAACACTGCAGAAACAACAGGAGAGGAGACGTAGTATGGATGGCTTGTCTTAAAGATGAACGCAGACCCATTGCGAAAGTCGAACAAGGCAAGACAAGAATGTTCACTGGTGGCCCTATGCACTTTACTATCGCTTTCAGAATGTATTTCCTGAAATTTATTGAAAATTTGATGGAAAATCGTATTGACAACGAAGTAGGTGTGGGTACCAATGTATATTCACTGGACTGGCACAAAACTGGATTATCACTGACTAGCAAAGGTGAGAAAGTTATTGCAGGAGATTTCTCCAACTTTGACGGCTCCCTTTTGCAGGATGTGTTATGGAAAACCCTTGAAATCATCAACAGATGGTATGACGACGGACCTGAAAATGCACGTATTCGATCTGTCTTGTTCGAGGAGGTGTGTAACGCTCGTGTGCTGGTTAAAGATGAATTGATTCAGTGGGATCACTCCCAACCTTCGGGAAACCCGGGGACTGTAATAATCAATTCTATGTTTAACCAGATCATGATGCGTTATGCATATCTTCTCTGCAAGGTGGAGAATGGCGGCACTCTGGAACTGGACTTCAGACGACATGTATCTTTACAAGCGTTTGGAGATGACAACTGCCTTAATATTAGTGACGAAGTAATTGACTGGTTCAATCAAGACACTATAACAAAGGCTCTGGCTACTGTTGGACTCACCTATACTGATGAAGCAAAGACTGGAGTCGCGGCACCATACAGAACTCTTGAAGATATCAAATATCTCAAGAGAGGACTGATACGTGATGCTAACGGCTACTTTCGTGCTCCTTTGGAAAAGGGTGTTGTCCAGGAAATGGTTAACTGGATTCGTGGATTGAAAGGTTCAGGCAAAGATGAGACATATGAAAATTGTGAAGCATCTATGCGTGAAGCTTACTTCCATGGAAAGGACTATTATGAAACGAACAAGGACCTTCTCTCTAAAGCTCTTCTTGAGAAAGGAGTGAAGAAACGATTACCGGAATACTCTGAGTTGCATAGTTTTTATAACAAGCAACTCTTCGGATAGACGATTACCTCGAAAACCTGGACTGCTAGCAATCAAGGATACCTGAACTTGAATGTGG